TTTTTTAATGATGATTTTTTGAAGGATAAAATTGATTATAAATGGAATAAGTATATCAAGAATAAAGAATGGGACCCACCTAACACTATTTATGATAATAATATTCTGCTTCTTAATGATGAATATGATTTATATTGTGATTATGTAAAATGGAAAAAACAAATTAATAATCTTAATAATTTATGGATAAAATTTAAAATTAACGAGCTAAACATTTTACAAGATGAATTATTTAATCATACTACAAAGATATTACAGGATAATACATCCTATAAACACATATTGGATATATTTTTAGAGCAGCTTTATAAAATATTAAATATAACTAAAAACAATGATATTATTGGGAAAATTAAGAAGATTGATATTCAAAAATTTAATAACTCAACAAAATTTTTATTATATAATATATTAGATTTACAAAATAAATAATTTCTATATTATAATATAGAGTAAGAAACGTTAATAATTATGAAGGAAGATAACAATCTGTCTTTTTACGGTAGTTTAATAATTCAAATGATTTTCGTAATTTTATTAGTAATAATTTACGCTTATTTACACAAGTTAGAAAATATCGGTTGCGAATGTTCCGAACACCCTAACAAAGATTTCATCAAGAATTTCACTATAATTGCTTTAGTATATTTCTTTATTACCGCATTTATCTCGCTAAAATCCATAGCTAAAAATATGGGCGGTGTAGTTGTACAATTATTAGCTATTGCAACTTTTGTATTCTTCTTACTATTTGTAGTATACATATACTATGCTTTCGATTATGTAAGATATTTAACTAATGAAAAATGCAAATGCTCGGAAGATATGTCTAGAGATGTTATTGCCGTTGGCACTATGATATCTTTATTCTTATTCTTAACTTTATTATTCACTATAATAATCATCCCAATTTTATTAATAACTTTAAGCAATCTTCTTGATAAAATCGAAGATTTCGAATCGGAAGTTGAGCAAACTATCCGTAATCCCATGCGTACCTTCAAATCTACTCCTGACAGAATCGCCAGATCTGCCAAAGAAATAGGTAGCTTCGTGAAGAAAAGCGCTAAAAAAATAACTAATGTCCGCAGAAAAAGATAAATAAACTATTATTTTTATAAATACTTTTATATTAAATATTTAAAGTTCGCGTATCACCCTTGTTTTTTCCGCTTTTTTTCAAAATTTGTATATCGGCAGTATCTTCAATTATAGATGTTATTTCTTCATCACTAACTGATAAAGTTTCAATATGATTATCAATGTCGTCTTCTACTGATATATTACTGTGAACATTTCTTATTATATTATCTACATCATCTGCTGATTTACTATATTGCGGTGCTTCTTGGAATCGAGAAGACATATCTGATTGCATAGGATCACTATTTAGTGATCCAAATAAATTACTTACCATACCAAATAATCCCATGTCACCACCACCCATACTTGAACTACTTATATTTTGTTGTGGCATATTACCAATATTTGCCGATTTGGGAGCTCCCCCGCTTCCCATCATATATTGTTTTGCCGCTGCATTTTGAAATTGTTTCATTAATTCGGGGTCTGATTTAAGCACATTTTCTACATCAGGCATAGGTTGTTCTTTGAACATTCTACTTGTTAAATGGAACATGAAAGCACTTCCTGAAAGTGACATAAATAATCTTAATTCCGGTGCCATTTTCTTTCCAGATGATTTATACTTATAGTGTAATTCTTCAAAAATGTCATCGTAATCATTAATATTTTCATTTACTTGTTCAGACCAACCATCTAATTTAACTGAAAATGGGTCATATCGTGTATTCATATATTCTGCACCAGAAACAAATGCCATCAGCATTTTTTGCTGGAATCTTACACTACCATCCATCTCTTTTTCTCGAACAATACGATTATATTCAGATTTCATTTCTTCAACATCAGAATTCATATTAAATTTAAATGGTAATTTAAAACCCTTGGATTCTAATCTCTCAAGTTGATAAAGAATTTCACGCTTTTCATTAATTTCATTTCTAATTATATCTTTTGGACTCATGTGTTTTTTTTTAATAACCCTACTTTCATCGCTACCTGTGGAGGATCCCGATTCTTGACTTCCACTTTGTGATGACCCTGTTTCATCGGTATATGAATTTTCTGTGTCTTTGTTGCCGCGACTTCCTCTACTTCCACGACTTTCATTTTCGCTACTTGCTACACTAACACCACTTTCAGATGTTGTATCCATATCTTGATCGCGATTTATTTTTTTATCTTTATATATGCTTTTCATGTTTTTCATATACTTAGCTTTATCATATTTGCTATTAGATATTGCAGAGCTTGCTCTTGAAGAACGCGATGACATTGATATTACATCGTCGCTAATTTTCTTTTTATTGAATAATCCTTCATCTATAAAAGCACTTTTTGAACTTAAATTATTACCTGCTTGTTTAGAATTATTTGGTATATTAAAATTAAATGAATTATTATTAAAACTATCTTTACTTAACTCTATTAAATCGTCGCCTTTATTGTTTAAATTTGATATTAATGACATATTATATATTATTTGGTATTTAAATGTTTATATATTTACAATAATTTATATATTTACATAAATACGCATAATTTATATTAGCTTATTTCTTAATAAAATCGAGCCAATTTTTAAAAAATATTTTACCAGTTTTAGGTATATATTCAGCATGAAATTGAATACCCAATATATTCTTTTTTTTATTATAAGCTATAACAATTTTATTATTCATTTTTTTTAGTATTTTATATTCTTTACCTATTCCTACTAAATAATCTTGATGATAATATGTATATTTCATTTTTTTTACCTTAAAAGGATAATTTAGTTTAATTGTTTTAGTATATTTTTTCATACCTTTTTTAAAACTATTTATATTTGAACGTTTACCAAATTTTATTGCTATATATTGTAGACCATAGCATATCGCCAATATAGGTATATTATATTTGAATATAATATTTGGTACATGTGGCGATTTTTTATCAAGAATGAAAAAATCAGAACCACTAATTATTATACCATCAATTTTATTTTTAAGAGCCTTTTTAATACCAGATACATCATGATATCTTTTAATAATCAATTTAGCATTATTTCCAATTGCATTTTTATACAACTTGTGTTGATATTTCCAGTTCCATTTTTTGCTATACATTGATATTAGTAATATATTCATTTTTAATATAATATATTATAATTATCTAAAGATTCCCCTTTAATATTTGTTCTAATATATGATACTGCTTGTAAACATGCATCACTTAAATCGTCTTTTTTTTTATTATTTTTAAATAAATCAATTAAATAACTATTATTTTTAATATAATTTTCACAAATTGCAATACTAAGTTTTTTATTATATTGGTATTTATTTTTTTTGAAATTTCTGGAATTTTTAACACAGCTTATATCATCGGCTAATTTTATTTCTGGAGTATAATCATGCGTTTTTGTTTTAAGAGATGCATTAACTAATACTACATTTTCTACTTCATTATCCCAATGTTTAATTAAACTAAAATAATTATATATTATATGCTGTATTGTTTTCATAATTCCGTTTAAATTTGATGGTTGATTTTCAATCAATACATAGTCTATTTTTTCATACCCATTTTCTTTAATAAATCCAACTATATTATCCATTTCATAATAAACTCTTTCGGATGTGTCATCAATTCCCTTTAATTCTTTTTTACTATCTGCTATTGATATAATGCGCCAATCTAATATTTCTATTTTATCAGTTTTTTTTAAAATACATAGCGCAAGATTCTTAACTCCTATATCAAAACTTATATATATCATTTATATTATTAGTATGTACTAATTCTTAATACTTTTTTGTATTGAAGTTACTATTGATTTATTAAACTCTTTAATATTATGATGTCTCATTAAAACTGTTAAATCTCTCCAAAAAGTATCATTCATATAATTACAATTATAATTGTTAATATCTTTATGTTTTTTATATAACCATTTGTGCAATTTCTCTTGCTTTTCTGGTTTTGATAGTTGCTTAATATTATGCATTTTTTTAGTCATCGTTAACCTTAATATAAAATTTTTTAATTCTTTACATTTAAAATATTCATTATTAATACCATCCCATAAATTATTAAATTTAATATAATTATAGCTTGGACATAATATAAAGTTATCTTTATAGTCTATAAATGTTGGATTATTATCAATTATCAAAAGATTTTTACTAATATCATATGATTTACTAACTTTCATAGACTTAATTAATATAGGAGTGATTTTTTTTACAGATTTTTTTATCATACCATTTTTATCAATAATGCAATTATTACGTGTAAATATTGGTCTGTTAAACTTAATATTATTTTGCTTTTCTATTATTGCGATTTCTTTATGTGCCCAAGTTTTTTCCGATGCAGTAAATACATAAATAAAGCTATTTGGGTAAAGTTTTTTAATTGTTTCATAAAACTTTACAAAATGTGGTCTAATTAGTAAAGATTCAGTACTATAACTACTATTTAGTATTTTATCACATTCGGTTTTGCTTTTGGTAAACTTTGGAGATAATTTAATATTTCTTCTAAATATGTCTTGAATATTGTATAAATCACATTGATAGCTACAATCACCAATTATAGTACCATCTAAATCTAAAATAAATACAAATGGTTCCATAATTGAACTACTATTATAAATATATATATTTATTATATAGTAGGAAATCTAATGAATAAATATTCAAAAATAGATAACGATTACCATAAACAATTTTATTTTCAAAGAGGTAATGCATTTGCAAGAAATACATTAACATTGTCTCAAAGTAGACTTTCAAATAAAATTACTATTAATAATTTAAATGATGTACAAGATGATAGTATATCTACATCAAAAAGTAATATATATATAAAAAAATTTGTTAAACATTATATAAAAAATAAATATTCAATTGATAATCGCTCTAAGTATTATAAATATATATATAAAAAACTTAAAAACATCAAAGAATTGTCATGTTTGCAGCCAAATAAATATTCAAAAGGAAAAAAAATATATGATGGTTATAATATTGATAATACCGTAAATTTAGAAAAACAAATAGGTACGGATAGTCGATATGGATCTATTTTTATAACATCAATAAAGAAAACGTTAGGCAAGTATCCAATTGCTGCTAAAGTCATGAAAGTTGATAAAAAAAACTCATTTGAAAATGAAATAAATAATATTATAACGCAAAATATACTAAGAAATAAACTATCTAAACATTTTGCTTTTACATATAAATCTTTTATGTGTGCAAATGTAACAGAAAATGTTCCATATATTATTAAAAATGAAATATATTACATACTATTAAATGAACTTGCTCATGGTGATTTAAAACAATTAAACAAAATTAAGACATATGTAATTGATGATTCATCGGTTTACAATGTTTTCATTCAAACAATATTATCTATAATGACTTTTCATTATACAGGTTATACACACAATGACTGTCATTATGGTAATTTTTTGTATCATCGCAATAAAGAAGAAGGATATTATCATTATATAATAAATGATGTCGATTATTATTTAAAAAGTAGCAAATACAATATAATGATATTTGATTTTGGATTTGCTAAAAAAATAAACGCGGATTCAATAAATGATGATGTAATAGATGATTATTTAAGAATATTTCACGCATTCCCTAATAAGAAAAAATTCAAGAATGCTTGGACAAATTATGTTGGATATCCATCAAATGAATTTTCGGATTTTGTTATATTTTTATATAACAGATTAAATAAATTAACAAGAGCTGAAATAACAAAAATGAAATGTATGAGCACACTTATTAATGATATAATATTACCACGTTTATTGGAGGTTCCCAAAAATATTTTCACAAAAACTAAACCAAAAGATAAAATATTAAATAAGACTCCTTTCGTCATCAATAAAACTTTGCATAATAGTTTTTTCTCTCGCAATTAATTTTTTTCTATTATCAAAATATCTTGTCATGCTTTCATATCCCGCATAAAGTAAATTAAAATAAACTTCATCATGCAGTTTCATTATTAAATTTTTATTAATAAGTTCTATATTCATCATTGGTAAATCTGGAATATTATCTGGAATATAATAATAATCAATTTTGTCTTCTTCAATTAG